TCCGGGAATTTTTTTTGCGTCCACCAGCTCTTGCATGATGTCGAAATACCGCTTTTGGATGTCGAGCGTGTCCTGACTGTAAGCTCTCGTTCTGCTCATAGCTCTTCGATTTTGTCTGAAAGCTCGTCCAAGACCCCTATCAGCCTCTCTATCTCGTCAGATGGTAGTCCACCCACAACGGCGCGGTCAAGAGCCATAGCGAGCGCGAGACGTGCCTCAGAGACTTGTTCTTTATTTGCGCGGAAATTCACGGCATCGCGAAGAGCGTTGATTACGAGCCAATAGTTATTTTCCATGATATTCACTTTACACGTTCAACCCTAACAATGTTCTCTCCCTCATCATCGAAAACTACGCGGTCCTTACAGACCGTCTTTCCCCCGAAGCTGTTTGCGGCTCGGTACTCATGGGTTGCATACCAGCCCCAATGCTCCTGCGGGTCTCTCCCATCGCGTCTGAAATCATCAACGAACTTAGATAACTTGACGTCCAAGTCCGAATCATCTTCGTGAGACCAGACAAACATCGTCGTGGGCGTGACCTCTTGGAGCTTGCTGATTTTGATGCACTCGTAGCTCGATGGGTCGTTGAGATGCTCTTGATAGTAGTCGTCAATCGCTTTCTCATACGGCTCTTGACACGCTGCCATCATCAGAGACAGCGCGATGATGATAATAGCCTTCTTCATATCGTTGTAATGTTATTTGTTTTCAAGAAGCGAGAGCAGACGCTCGATTTGAGCATCCTTACGGGCAATGGCGGCCTCATGTGATTCGCGCTGTGCAGCCATCTCAGAGAGTAATTTGGCTATAATCTCAGACGAATTGTAGATGTTCCCGTCACCTTGCTGATTGTTGTTGCAGTCGCCGTGCTGCTCAACGTTTGCCGCGCTTGTTAGAAGCATATCTCCCGTGCCATCTTCGAGCCACGACTCATTAAGGACAGGGAGAATATTCTTTAGCTTAGACATAAAGTTTTTAGGTTCGGCGGCTTTGCAGTTTATCACTTGCGAGAATGCTGACTCATTGGTGTAGCCCAATTTGAGCCCCAAATCCTTTTGGCTGGATGCGAGACCTTGATTTATGAGGTATCGCACCAATATCTTGTATCTGTCTACCTTATTCATATTTAGCCAGTTATCGTATTGCTGAAAATTTTTCCTAAAAATTTTCCTAAATTCTTTTGGTAGTCTTACCTAAAGTCTTTATCTTTGCAACGTGAAAGCTGAAAGTTGCGTGCAAAAATACGCAATTTGCGCTTAACAAGCAAAGAAAATAGCAACAAAATCAAATCAGTACGAAATGAAAACAATAGACGAACTCACCCAAGAGCTGACAGCGGCAGCGCAAAAGCGCCTCGCCGCGCAGATCGAGACGGCCCGACATGACTACCAGGAGGGTATGAACGACTGCAAGAACGGCATCTATGACAAGTGGTTTCGCTACAACCACAGCGACAGCGGCCGGGCATACGACCTCGGCTGGATGAAGCAGAATGAGACCACGCAGAACGAGACCGTCTCTTTCATCGGGGACACCAGCAAGCTCTAACCCACTTCAAACGCAATACGAAGAATGTACTCAGTAGAACTCAACGGATGCTTCATCCGACAAGGCTCAAATCGCAAGTCTATGCTCAGCTTCTTTCGCAGGAAGCTGAGCGAGATAAGCGAGACGGCAGATGTCCTCCGCTTGTGGTGGAACGGCATCGTGGTTGCCGGCAACGAAAACGTAATTTACAACTCAGACGAAGATGACAATGACTAAAAACCGCACCCTCAAAAGCATCTATGACGCTCTCGACCCCATCCCGCCCAAGACCGCGTGGATTAAGCGAGTCGCAAAGGCCGCAAAGGTCAGCGAGTTCACAGTCCGGATGTGGCTCAACGGACGGCAGGTACCGCAGGCTGGCATCCAAGAGCTGGTGGCAAGAGAGCTGGGCGTTCCGGCAGAAGAGCTCTTTCCCGAACGCAAAGAAACGAATGTTCAACCCTTAACCGATACACGACATGGACTTCTTTGACTACATGATGGCCGCGCTGGCACTCGCAATGTTCATTATCGGCATCGTATCGCTCGTCGGCTTCTTCATCACCGGAATGTGGCACTGCATATTGTTCACCGGCATGGCTTTCGGAATGGTCGGCATCTGGTATCACGAGGATATTCACCCTAAAGTCTCAGCGCTATGGCAGAAGAGGAATACAGAGAAATAACATCACGGCTCGAACGCATCGAGCGCCGGATGCTGGCACAGAAAGAAGTGCTCTCGCTGGATGAGCTTGCTGAATATACCGGCTGGAAGAAGAGCCACATCTACCGCATGACCTCGCAGAGAACCATCCCGTTCTACAAGCCGATGGGCGGCAACATCTTCTTCAAGCGCAGCGAGATTGACGAGTGGCTTCTCCGCAACCGCCAATCGACGGCAGAAGAGCTCTCCAGCAAAGCGACAACAAGATTAGTAACCAGTAAAATGATACGCAAAAATGGCTAAAATTTTCAATACCGACGGCACAACCCGCGACATCGAACCGAAGAACGGCACCGATTTCCAGCTCGACGAAATGAAAGAAATCGTCGGCGGCTACATCGAACTCGTAGACCTCAGAGACGGACGGCTTCTCGTCATCAACGAAGAGGGCAAGCTCTACAAGCTGGAGGACAATTTCGCAGCTACCACAATGGCCCACGCAGCACGGGCAATCGCAGATTGGGACTGCATCGTAGGTAACGTTCTGTTATGCAACTCCGACCAAATCAAGTAACCACTTCAAACGCAATACTGAAATGAAAGAAATTATTTTACGCCGTCTCGCACTGCTCAACTTCAAGGGCATACGCAAGCTCGAAATCAATTTTGACGAGCATGAGACAAACATCTACGGAGCGAATGGCTCCGGTAAGACAACCATCTTCGACGCTTTCCGCTGGCTGCTCTTCGGCAAGGACGGAAACGACCGAAAAGACTTCAACATCAAGACGCTCGATAAAAGCGGCCGCGTCATAGAACGCCTCCCCCACGAGGTAGAGGCAGTCATCGAAGTGGCCGGCGAGGAAATCACCCTCAAGAAGTGCTTCACCGAGAAATGGCAGAAAAAGCGCGGCTCGGCAGTCGAGACGTTCAACGGCCACATGGTCGAGTGCTTCTACAACGAGGTGCCCTGCTCGGTAACTGAGTATGAGCGCAAGATAGCCGCCATCTGTGACGAGCAGGTGTTCAAGCTCATCACCAATCCCCTCTACTTCACCGCCCAGCGCAAGGACTTCCAGCGCGGTATGATGATCAGCATGGCCGGCGAAATCTCCAACGACGACATCGTGGCCGAAAATCCCGAACTTGCCGATTTGGTAGCAGCTCTATCGGGAAAGACGCTGGAGGAATACAAGCGCGAAATCGCCAACAAGAAGCGCCGCATCAAAGAGGGTATCGACACCATACCGGCCCGCATCGACGAGCGTAAGCGTGAAATCCCTGCCGAAGCAGACTGGGCCGCGCTGGAGGCTGAAATCACCGACCGCCAATCGCGCATCGAAGAGATTGACAAGCAGATAGCAGACCGTTCACGGGCTTACAACGAAATCACCAAGGAACGCCAGGAACTCGCACGGCGCCTCTCAGAGCGTAAGAGCTCGCTCACGGCTCGCGAATATGAGCTGAAAGACAAACTACTTGCTGACTACAACAACGCCAAGAGAGCGCACGATACGGCCGTACAGAATGAGGTCCAGCTCCGCAACGAAAGACGCATCCGCGCTCTGTCTCTGCCGAGGCTGGAGAGCGAGGTCGCCCAGCTCGCAGACCAGAAAGAGAACATCCTCAAGCCGGAGTTCAGAGCCATCTGCGCCGAAGTGTTCACGGCACCCGACCCCGACAGCTTCATCTGCCCGACGTGCAAGCGTCCGCTGGAGACGAGCGATGTGGAAGCGGAGACCGAGAGACTGCGCAAGGCTTTCGAGTCGGACAAGGCCGCCCGTAAGGACCGCAACAAGGCTCGCGGCAAAGAGCTGGCAGCTCAAATCGCCGCAAAGGAGGAAGAGATAGCAAATATCAAGAACGGGCTGTTCGAGCTTGATACACGCATCGGCGAGATACAGTCATCATCGGCGTTCAAGACCGAACCGACAATGCCGGACATCACGCCGGCTCTCGACTCAGACGTGAAGCTCAAAGCCCTGCGCGAAGAGATAGCCGCAATCCAGCGTGATCTTGACAATCCCGTAACCGCGCCGGTGGTCTCAGACCTGCAGGACGCCAAGAACGAAGAGCAGGGAAAAATCAACACCATCCGCTATCGTCTCCGCGACCGCGAACTTATCGAGAACAACAATCGCCGCATCTCTGAGCTGGAGCGTGAGCTCAAAGAGAGTCAGAATGAGCTGGCTCGGCTAGAGGGCATAGAGTTCTCAATCCAGCAGTTCGGCAAGGCCCGTATCGAGCAGGTAGAGAACCGCATTAACGGACTCTTCAAGATTGTTCGCTTCAAGATGTATGAGCAGCAGATTAACGGAGGCGAGATTGAGACTTGCGAAGCCACCGTCGGCGGCGTTCCGTTCTCTGACCTCAACAATGCGGCGAAAATCAACGCCGGACTTGACATCATCAATGCCATCTCCCGCGCAAACGGCATCGTCGCCCCCATCTTCATTGACAACCGAGAGAGCGTGACTGACATCGTCTCTACTGACGCTCAAATCATCAATCTCGTTGTCGCTCCCGATTGTCCCACCCTCAAAATCGACTAACCATGGCAGCACAAGCAATCACCTTTACCCTCAATCTCAACTGGGATACAGAACATGACACAGCCAAAGGTCTTATGATCCACACGTTCAACGGCTCGGTAAAAGTCGTGACGAGCATCAAGACGGGCAAAGTCAAGGTCTACAAGCACGACATCCTCGTGAACGCTTTCGACGCATCGGGCTGGAAGCTGAATGACTACACCCAGTTCTTAGCCGGCATCGCGGCCGACACCGCAGTACAGCAACTCGTATCAGCAAACTAAATATTCACCCAGTAAAAACTTCACGAAATGGAAGAACAGAAACAGACGGCAGGCCAGCAGACCACAGCCCTCAAAAAGTACGACAACATCAGCGACCAAGTGCTCGCAAAAATCGAACAATTACAGCAGGACGGCGGTCTCCGTCTCCCGGCAAACTACTCGGTCGATAACCACATGAAGAGCGCATGGCTCGTTCTTCAAGCTACCACCGACCGCAACGGCAAACGTGCGCTCGATGTCTGCACCAAGGGCAGCATCGCCAACGCTCTCTTCGACATGGTGCTCCAGGGACTATCGGTGAGCAAGAAGCAGGGTTACTTCATCGTCTACGGCAACTCGCTGGAGTTCCAGCGCAGCTACTTCGGAACAATGGCCCTCGCCAAGCGTTGCGGCGGCATCAAGGGCGAGCCCGTCGCCAACGTCATCTACGAGGGTGACGAGTTCATCTACATGATTGACCCAAAGACGGGCCGCAAGTCAATCATCAAGCACGAACAGAAGCTGGAGAACATCGACAACAGCAAGATTGTCGGTGCCTACGCCATCGTGACCTACGCCGACGGCACGACCGAAGTAACGATTATGAGCATGGCCCAGATACGCGCAGCGTGGAATCAGGGCGCGACAAAGGGCAACTCACCGGCCCACAAGAACTTCACCGACGAGATGGCGAAAAAGACCGTCATCGGCCGCGCTTGCAAGGCTGTCATCAACTCTTCGGATGATGCATGGCTCTATGAGGGCAAGGCCGACGCCTCGGAAACCGACATCGCCAGCCGCCAGCGCGAGAGCGCGATTGTCGGTGAGAAGCAGGTCATCACCGAGACTGACTACGAAGATGTGACGGATGCTCCGCAGCAGCCCGCAGAGGCTCCGGCAGCAGAAGCCCCGGCGCCCGTTGTGGACGCCGAAGTAGAAGAAGCCCCCGGCTACTAATCCTCAATCCAGCGACGACATGAAACTACACATCCTCGGAAGCAACTCTCTCGGAAACGGCTATGTTTTGGAGAACGATACGGAGGCTTTGCTCATTGAAGCAGGCGTCTCGATGCGACACGTCAAGAAGGCTCTGAAATGGCAACTGAATAAGCTCGTAGGGGCAATCATCAGCCACGAACACAACGACCATGCAAAGTTCGTGAAAGAGGTGGCGGCTTCCGGGGTTGTAGTTCTCGCGCTGAAAGAGGTTTTCAACACTCACGGGCTTCTCGGCAAGCCGTTTACCAAAGAGATCATCCCGTTCAGCGGCTACAAGGTCGGAGGCTTCAAGGTCCAGCCGTTACCCGTCAAGCATGATGTCCCCTGCGTGGGCTATGTCATCCAGCATGACGATATGGGCAAGATACTCTTCATCACCGACACCGTCACTTTCGACTACATCGTGCCGGGCCTTACAGCGGTCTTGATTGAGGCCAACTATGCAGACGACATTCTCAACGAGAACATCGCAAGAGAGCCCAAGAAAGCGGCCCAGCGATACCGACTGCTCAACTCCCACATGGAGATAGGCCAAACCAAGCAGATATTAGCCGAGCAAGACTTGTCGGCCGTTGAGAACATCGTGCTGATACATCTCTCCGATGACAACTCGGACGAAGAACGCTTTGTGGCAGAGGTCAGAGACCAGACATTCAAGACGGTCTGGGCGGCGACCCCCGGCATGGTGATTGACTTATCCAAAGAGCCCTACTGATATGCGCTTCCTGATTGACAAGATAGACGGCTACTTCAACCTACGCACGATTGAGGCGTTCTTTCGCTCGGCGACCAACGGATGCTATATGCTCAACATCACTCGCCAGCGCAGAGGGCGCACCCTCAATCAGAACGAATGGCTATGGGGCTGTGTCTACCCGATATTGCTCGACGGCCTACTTGAAGCCGGCTGGGAATTTACCTCGCTTGAGCAAGTGCATGAGTTCTTCAAGAAGCAGATGGCGCTGGATAAGGTGGTGAATTATCACACGGGCGAAATCGTGGAAATCCCGATGTCAACCGCGACAATGGACACGCAGCAGTTCTCGGTCTATATCGACAAGCTCCGTGAGTATGCAGAAGAATTTTTGAACGTTTCAATCCCGTCTCCGGACCGCGATTGGAGAATAAACCGCAACCGACGATGAAAAGCATCCCCAACAACATGGTCGCTGAGCTGACCCGATATTTGCCGATGATGCTCGCCAACATCGACGAGAAGAAGGCTCGCGGCAGCCTACGGCTGGCAAATGCAATTCGCAAGGTCAAGCATGAAATTCTTCCGAGGCTGGAAAGGTTAAACAACACTAAAGATGAAACTTGACAAGCTGACATTCCACCGGCGATGGGCAGAAATCCTATCGGGCTTGTCTGATGCCGAGAGGCTGGAGGTCTACGATGCAATCGTGAAATACGGTCTCGACTTTGAAGAGTTGCCCGTAAGTACACCGACAGCGCAGATGGCTTTCAAGATGATCTGCTCGGACATCGACACGGAGCGTCGGCACAAACACGCAGTCGCGAAAGCCCGAAGCAAGGCCGGCAAGCTCGGCGGCCGTCCCAAACAGCCGCCGGCCAAGCCCCCCGAAGAGGACGCATCAGAGACGCCGCCCACGCTGGAGGTAATCGAGGATGTGGAAATCATCGAGGAGATACCGGCAAAGCCCTCTCACGGCGGCTCTACGGCGACAAATCTCTTCGGAGAGGAGATAACCCCGGAGCCGGATAGACCGAAGCCACAGCGGCCGCAGAAGCCCTCCAAGAAGCACTACGCTCCCGACGTGCTGATGACTGAAACCGAGTACAACACGCTCGTCAGCAAATATGGGCAGGAGGTTGCGGACTGGTGCATAACCAAACTGGATGACTACAAGGCCGCGCGTGGAATGACATACAAATCAGATTACAGAGCGATACTCAACTGGGTAATCAAAGAATATTATAAACAAAATGGCAGAACCTCAACAAATTGGCAGTCTAATCAGCCTACGGCAAAAGAGCAGCGAGACATCGAGTTTGCCAGCTACATCGCAGGTAAGCTCGGCGGCGCTGGTACTCCGAAGTAGCTATCAGAACAGCGCGGAGTTCATCATGACATTTGCCCCCAAGAAGCAATATGCTTTCTGCACCGAGGTAAAGCGGTGCTACATGGGCAAGGCTCCGAGTCTCGTTGTCGTCAACGAGGCATTCGGCAAGGGCACGGCTCAGTCATGGCTGGCGTTCCAGCTCCGCGACCTTTCAGAGTTCAGCGGCGCGAAAGAGAAGCTCGGCATCGGGCAGATTGATGACATCACCGAAGTGATCATGTCGCAATTCCCTTTCCTCAAAGTCACGGAACTGATGCACTTCTTCCTACTCTTCAAAAGCGGAAAGTTCGGAAAGTTCTACGGCGCAGTTGACGGGCTGGCAATCATGGAAGCCCTCAGAGAGTTCATCGACGAGCGCAACGACAAGCTCTATCGCTGGCGTCAAGAAGAAGAGCGCCGCGAAAAGGAGGCGAAGGAGGCAGAAGACGCACGGAGATTTGAAGCTCTTAAACAGCGATACATCAGCAGGGTGCCTGACGCTTTCACCGACAACGCCCCGATAGACTTCATGCAATACCGAATGATGGGCTTTGACCACATGGACGATGACCGTCTGAAAGCGGAAATCGAGGCAATCAAATCGGGGGCAAAGAAGCTCCCTACCGAACTTTTAGAAATGATACGAAACGCATTCAAAATCACAGATTAACAATACTTAAACGCAATACGATATGGATAACATTCAGAACAATCAGGCTCAGACCGTCGAAGCGTCGAAAGCTCCGGCACAAACCGCACCGAACTCGGCAAAAGAGGCCATCAAAGCCTATCTCGACGCGAGAGCCGTAAATGACCCACTCTTCGCGGTATCATACGCGAAGCCCAACAAGAACATCGACGAGTGCTTCACTTACATTCTCAACGAAGCCCGCAAGCGCGGATCATCCGTCTGCATGACCGATGACGAGGTGTTCGGGCTGGCAGTCCACTACTACGACGAAGACGACATCAAGGTTGGTCCGGCTCCAGCCAATTTCAGAGCCTCTACCACGCGAAAGAGTGCTCCGGCAGTGGAACTGACCGAAGAAGAGAAAGCCGCAGCGAGAGAGGCCGCAATCAAGCGCTACGAGGACCTATGCGTAGCCGAGGAAGCGGAGCGCGCGGCCAAACGCAAGAAGGCAGAAGCCGAGCGCAGGAAAGCCGAGGCAGAACAGCGCAAGCAGCAGATGATAACATCGCCCTCACTTTTTGACTTCGACGAGATATGAAAGCCAAGACAGCCCGACAACGGGAGATAGTCGCACTCAGTGCGGCTCTCCCGGAAATTACCGAGAAGCAGAAGCGATGGGCATACGACCACTGCTTTGAGCGCACGGCGTTCTACTCGAAAGGCTCTGCATGGTGCTCACACTGCGGCAAGTCATTCAAGCTGGATGGCACCTCCGAGCTGATTGTGGAAGCCGTAGGCGACAAAACAACGTGCCCCCATTGCGGAACACATCTCACCCTCAAGAACAGCCGTAAGCGCAAAATCCAAGAGCGCTGGTACTACACCATCCTCACTACACGCAAGGGTTATCAAGTCTGCCGTCACTTCATCGCCGAGAAATTTCTCCGCATGGGCGAGCAGCCGTTCTTCGAGATACACGAGGCCGTCCAGAACTGGATAGCTCCCGACGGCAAGGAAGAGGTCATCGCCCGTCCGTGTCGGCCGATTATGATGATTCGCGACGCATGGAATTTCTGCAAGCCGATGGAGCTGAGAGATACACGCATCCGCACCGGCTACAATACCTACCGGCCCGACAAATACAAAATCGACTCAAGCTGGACCTACCCGAACAGAACGCTGCTTCCCAAAGTCAAGCGTAACGGCTATACGGGCCGCTGTATGACTCTTCCTCAGTCGGAGATGATAAAACTACTTCTGAGCGATAGAGAAGCCGAGACACTGGCTAAAAACGGCCAATTCGCACTACTCGGCTACAAGTACGCCAAAGGCTACCGAGAGTTCTGTATGCCTTTCGCTCATTCAATCCGCATCGCCAACCGAAACCGCTACATCGTCAAGGATGCTTCGCTATGGTATGACTATCTCGACTTGCTGGCGTATTTCCGTCTCGATACCCACAACGCCCACTACGTCTGCCCCCGAAATCTCAAAGCCGAGCATGACCGGCTGCTCAAACGAAAGCGCCGCATCGAGGCCGAGAAAACGGCTCGTGAGAAGATACGCGAGGCGGCGAAATGGGAAGAACAATATCGCGCAGACAAGGCAAAATACTTCGGCATCTGTTTCGGCAACGACGACATCGTTATCACGGTCATTCAGTCAGTGGCCGAGATGGCAGAAGAGGGAAAGGCGATGCACCACTGCGTCTATGACAACGGCTATTACAAGAAACCCGACAGCCTAATCATGACTGCCCGCGACCATGACGGAAACCGCATCGAGACCATCGAAATTTCGCTCACAACGTTCTCGGTCATTCAGAGCCGCGCAAAGTTCAACAAAACATCTGAGCATCATGACGAGATAATCAACCTTATCAATCAGAATATCAACCTAATAAAGCAAGCAGCATGAAAGATAAACAAGTTTGGACTCACTGGGCGCGCAAGGACTTCGAGGCGCTTCCCGACATATCAGAGCTGAAGGAGAAGCCGGAAATCGTCGACTCGCTCGTAATCCTACCCACAAGACGGATGCACGACAGCGGCTACCGCATCATGCACTTCGCGGTCATCGTCAACAACAAGCCCGTCTGCAAGATGATGGGATGCTCAGATGTAATGAAGATCGGCGGCATAGCCGGATATAATGGCAAAGCGACATTCAGACAAATCGTGCCCGTCGGCTGGAGCATCGACTGTCTCGCAACCAGCGGCCTGCTCCGTCTCTTCTGCGACACGCGCATCAGGCTGACACCGCCGTTCTCCACATTCGAGGTCTATTATTTGGACAGAGAGGAGGTGGCGAAATGAGAACGATCAAATTCCGCGCCATGCGCCGAAGCGGAGAATGGGTTTACGGAGGTTTCAGCCGTAGATGGAACGACCATCCATGCATAGTGGTATACAATCCTACTGAACGCAAAGATGACCATGGTTCCTATGAAGATAATTGGGACATCTATGTTGACATGCTGGAAGATACCGTATGTCAGTTCACTGGCTACCACGATGTCGATGGTACGGAAATCTACGAGGGCGACATCGTGTCTGTGCGGAATTCCGTAACAGCTATGGTCGAATGGCGCGGGGGCGGTTTCCACTTCTACGGACTGGAGGATGTGAGCGGACGCAGACCCGATTATCTTCCCTCTCCTGCAAATCAGATGAAAGTCATCAGCAACATCTACGAGAAAGGAGGCTCAGATGATTGACTGCCGACTCTGCATGTGCCATACCATCACGGGCAACTGCACAAAGGACGCTCACACCGGAAAACACGGCGAGATTGTCGGAATGACACGTTGCCGCATCCACGACAAGACCGCCACACGCTGCCCCTACTACTGGGAAAGCGAGAACTTGAAAGAATATTACAAACAACACCCTTTAAGCGATTTGCCATGATACTCACCGCAGCATTCATCATCAGCAAAGCCATCGGAACGACATGGTCGTGGTGGTACATCATTCTCGCAATCATGGCTGATTACGAGTTCCAAAACAACCTCAAAAATATCAACAAAAAATGACAATCGAAGAACTGAATAAACTCCGCATCAAGACGCCGTTCGACATTCCCGAACATTTGGAATGGGACGAGCACGGGCAGTACAGCACCGGATGCTTCAAGTATAAGGGTAAGACCATCCTTATCACCATCGACGACAGCAAATGGCACCTATCGGTGTCTGCAAATCACCCTCTCGGCTACTACGAGATTAAGCAGATGCGCTATATGTTCCTGCCCAATCGAGTACACGCGGCGCAGATATTTCCGCCCCGTGAAGAGTTCATCAACCTACACGAAAACTGCTATCACCTCTACGAGATATGACAAACATTGAAAAAGAAGCATGGGATTACTCAGACTCCCAGCGCACGGCCTACGATGATGACCGCGCCACCGCCTACGCAAAAGGTTATCTCGCCGGTGCGACACGCCAAGCGATAAAGCCGAGACTCCGAGATTGGGCCCGTGAGCTTCACGGCGCACGGAAGATGCTCATCTGTCTTGCCGAGACACGCTCGGTAGACCTCGTTCCGAACATCAAAGTCAAAGACGGGAAGAAAGCCTACCATGACGCACTTCTCGCATGGCTCAAAGCCGACATCAGACACATCGACGCTTTCATCAACGGCGAGGATATCGGCTTCTGCAATCACCAAAGAGATACATATGGCCGCCTCATTGCGGTTCAAATAGTTTATCCCGTAAAATCATGAAACAAATCAATGCCTATCGCTGCGACTTCTGCGGCAAGGTCTACCTCACGCCTCACGGCTGCAAGAGGCACGAAGAGCGCGGTTGCTGCCAGCGCCCCGAACTGCGCCCCCTCTGCTACTCATGTCAGTACTATCACCAAGAGATGATAGAGAAAGAGGCCATCTCCTACTATCCGCGCGGCATCAGAACTCCGTGGGATGACAAGTACATGAAGAAGTTCGATGCCAACCGCTGTGAACATCCCGACAACGAGTGTAAGCGCTACAACAACTTCAAGCTCTCGGCCGAGATGCAAGAGGGGCTGGCTGATGCCGACTTCGTGCCGATGCCCTGCCAGCAGTCGGGAGGGTGCAAGTTCTACGACCCAATCCCCGACCATCCCTACGCCGTCAATCAGTAGAATATATAAATATATCTATATAAGCCTTATGATAAAGAAGATATATAAATACAAGTTAGAAGCAGTGCAGCGTCAGACAATCAAGCTGCCGGTGCTCGCACAGCCCCTAAAGGTCGGTCTGCAAGCCGTAACAGAGTGCGGCGGTCTTTGGGAAAGTTTCAACATCGTGCTATGGGCCCTCGTCAATCCCGACCCCGAAGTGCCCCAGCATGATGTTCGTGTCCGCATGATCATGACGGGCGAAGAGATTGACGACTCAGAACGTCTCGACTATATCGGCACGATAGAGCTTCATCCGACGGGCTATCTCGGCCACGGCTTAGTGGCTCATTTCTTCATCGAAAACGACCGCTGACTATGCGACGACTATCACAAGAAGCATTCGAGGCTCTGAAAGAGAAGTTCGGTGTTAACTCTGATGACTGCAAGGAGACCATATCAGAGCAGCAGAAAGAACACGGTGCCGATAACGATGACCGCTCCCAGCTCGAAACGCTCCGCGAAGAGCTTGAACGCCACATCGCCGCCAAGAGTAAGCAGGACGAGCAAGAGAAGAAAGAGATGCGCCGCAAGATGCGTGCTCTCTCACGGGAAATAAGACACGATGCCCGCGAGTGGGAAATGCTCGGCTGGGGTTACAAACCCCGTCTGCATGGCCCCAAGACCGCCGTCGCTCACAAGCCGACAAATCAGTGGCACCGCATCCGCGCCAATCCGAAGCTCCGTTGACACGGCAGCAGAATGCTAACTAATCAACGTAATGTTGTTATGTAGTAATAATATATAATATATTCTATATTAGCATCATACGGGCACAACAAATAAATAACAAGTAAAACCAAAGCACAACAATCATGCTTAACAAAGCTCAAATCATCGGCAATCTCGGCGCAGACCCCCGAATTGCCAAAGCTCAGAACGGAAGCACCATCGCTGCTTTCACGGTCGCCACAACGGAACGCGGCTACACAACGCAGTCTGGCACCCAAATCCCCGACAGAACGGAATGGCACAATGTCGTCTGCTTCGGAAAGCTCGCGGAAGTCGTCGCCAAGTATCTTCACAAAGGCTCGAAGGTCTACATCGAGGGTAAGATGCGCACTCGCTCTTACACCGGCAAAGACGGCATCGAGCGCAAGGTCATGGAGATTAACGCCGACTCGATGGAGATGCTCGACAGCAAGCAGTCATCATCCGGCAACAACGCCCAGCAATCGCAAGACCCATACGGCGGCTATCAGCCTCAGTCGGGCTACTCACAACCGCAACCTAATGATGACCCCGACCTGCCGTTCTGATAGTCATGCCCCAGCATATCGAAAGTAAAATCCAGATAGCCTGCAAGCGGTGGTTCAACTACCAATACCAGCAGTTCTCCCGTCTACTCTTTGCTGTGCCTAATGGGGGACAACGTGGAAAGTATGAGGCGGCAATCATGAAGCAGGAGGGCATCGTGGCCGGTGTCTCCGACATGATATTGCTGATGCCCCGAAAGGGCTACTCGTCTCTCTGCATAGAGTTCAAGACCGCAAAGGGCAGACAGACAGACTTGCAGAAATCGTGGCAGCAGACCGCTGAAATGGTAGGAAACAAGTACGTTGTGGTCCGCTCGCTGGAGCAGTTTATCAAGGAAATTACCGCATACCTCGGCTAATAGCCTGATTTTTTATAGCTAAAATTGTGCCTAATAAGCACATTTTAGCTATCTTTGCGGTCAAAATCAGTAATAACATTTGTTACAACCAATCAAAAATTACAGACAATGGAAATCTTGACTCAATTTCAAGGTATGGCTCTGATAGTCGGCTTCTTCGCCGTGATGAGCCTAATAGTCTTTTGTCTCCGCAAGAGACAGCAGACGAAAGCAGAGTTTTTGGCGGCCGGCCACTCGGCACCGTGGGTGCTGACAGCGTTCTCGATGGCGGCAACATGGGTATGGGCGCCGTCGATGTTCACCGCCGCAGAAAAAGCCTACACCCAGGGCTTCGCCGGTGTCTTTTGGTTCGTAGTCCCGAACGTTCTGACACTAATCCTCTTCGCGTTCTTCGCCAAGCGTATGAGACAGCTTCGGCCCGAAGGGTGGACGTTCTCTGACTACATCCGAGAGAAGTACTCCAACCGCGCACACAACATGTTCCTCACCGAGAGCTTCGGTCTGCAGATATGCTCGCTCGCCGTCCAGCTTTTGGCTGGCGCGACAATCTTCCACAAGGTCACGGGCCTGCCGTTTGTGTGGACGACAATCATTCTCGCGGCAATACCGCTGCTCTATTCGCTTACCAACGGCATACGCGGCAGTATCGCTACCGACTTCGTCAAGATGAGCTTCATTGCAATCGTGCTTCTTCTCGGCCTGCCCATCATCAGCTCTAACGTAGGTGTCGGCACACTGCTCGCCGGTCTCGGCGGTATTAATGGCACACACGCTCACCTCTTCGACGCGACGGGTATCGCCGTGATGTTGTCGTTTGGTCTGCCTACCACCATCGGACTGCTTTCAGGCACATTCGGAGACCAGATGTTTTGGCAGCGAGTGTTCAGCGTCAAGCAACACGCCGTCAAGAAAACAATGATCAGTGCGGCGTTCATCTTTGCCATCGTGCCCATCTCGCTCGCCTGCTTCGGTTTCTTTGCCGCCGGCGCAAAGCTCGACATCGCAGACACCCAGCTCGTCAACGTGGGCGCGGTAATCAACTTCTGCCCCCGATGGTTCCTCTATCTGTTCTTCCTGCTCATCCTGTCGGGCCTCATCTCGACCGTGGACTCAATCCTCTGCGCCGTATCGTCCGTAGCAGGTCACGACATTGTCCAGCGTCTCAAAGCCAAGACTGGCCGCGACTACAAAGAACTGACAATCGCCCGTATCGGTATGGTGCTGGTGGCAATCCTCGCAATCGCCGTGGCGAACATCCCCGGCATGACAATCACATATCTGTTCCTCTTCTACGGTACACTACGTAGCTCGGTGATGCTCCCGACGATATTTGCCATCAAGGGTCACAAGATGACCGAGAGAGGCATCTTCTACGGCATCCTCGCCAGCCTCATCATCGGTCTGCCCATCTTCGCTATCGGCAACCTCAACGGCAACGTGCATATGATTGTCGCCGGCTCGCTTCTCACTATCGGCCTCTCCGGTGTCCTCTCTCGCACGATGAAGGAGTCAGCGGTAGTCGCCCCTGTCAAAGACTAATCGACATCACTAAACATCACAAAACAATGAAAAATCGAATTTTTCTGACGATGATATTAGCACTCGTCGCTTTCTGCTCCAAAGCACAAATCTATGACGGCATCACCCAGCCTACACGCTGGCGCGTGTTCGTCCCCGTCACGACATCGCTCAACTCCAGCCACAAGACCACCGTCGCACCATTCGTGGGCTTTAAGCAGGACCTCGGTGAGCGCTTATCCATCACCCCCGTGTTGCAGTACAACATCAACAACGAGGCGTTCATTCCCCAGCTCTGGGTCAACTTCAACGTGGCGAAGAAGTTCTACGTTCTGTCTCGGTCTATCTACAACACCAAGAGCAATCTCTACCAGCATACGCTCTCGGCCACATACAAGCTCCCCCTCAACTTCATGGTGGACGCGACGTGGGAAAATCTATACAACGGCCGCAAGTTCGCAGACACCGACCGATTGCAGTTCGTAGGCGGCTGGGCGTGGAAAATGTTTGTCGCCAATGCCGGCTACTCATGCCGTGCCGATCCCGGCTTCATCGCCAACGTGCGCTGGAAAGTCACTGACTACAACTGGCTCCAGCTTAAATACGACGGCGGTATGAAATCCATTCAGATAAGCGCGGCCCTGCAATTCAACTGACAACACCCATGAAACAAGTATTAGGCAAGAAGCAATCCTCGCGCAATGAGGATTTTGTCAACGCTTGGAACAACATCGAGCAACTGGTCTCCCGTGAGGAAGCGGAGAGGCTGGTTGCTTCGGCTGTTTCAGACATCAGAGAAAAGACCGCCGGTAAGCGTGTGGCCTATGCGTGGAGTGGTGGCAAAGACAGTCTCGCTCTGCAAGTCGTTTGTGAACGCGCTGGCATCAATCAGTGTGTTCTCTGCACGGCATCGAAAATCGAGTACCCCGGCTTCGTGGAGTGGTGCAAGGCTCACGCCCCGAAAGGTCTAACTATCGTAGACAACACCAAGCTCGACCTCAAATGGGTCTCTGAGCGCCCCGGATATCTTTTCCCGACCGACTCGAAATATGCCGCATCGTGGTTTCATCATCTCCAGCATCGCGGCCAAGCAATCTACTTCAAGGAACACCAGCTCGACATTATCTGTCTCGGCCGCCGTATTCAAGACGGCAATTACACCGGCGGCAAGGGCAAGAACATCTACACCGACAGCAAGGGTGTGACGCGCTTCTCCCCGATATCCCATTGGAAGCACGAAGAGGTGCTGGCGGTCATTCACTACTTCCTCGGCCATCAGCTCCCCCCCATATACGATACCAAGAACGGCTTCGTGGTCGGCACAGGAGTATGGCCCGCCCGCCAATGGGTCGGCTCAGTTCAGAACGGCTGGCAAGAGCTGTGGGATATCAACCCATCTATGGTGCATGAGGCGGCACCTTATTTCGCCTCTGCAAGAGAATTTATCAACTCCAAACAATAATATCATCATGGCAGTAATACATGAAACGAAAATCGTAGAGCTCGCTAAGCTCGTGCCCTACGACAAGAACCCCAACATCCATCCGCAGGAGCAGATTGTCGCTCTCGCAAAGAGTATCGAAACCTACGGGCAGTATTACCCCGTCATCGTGGACGAAGATATGAAAATCCTCTGCGGCCACGGCAAGGTTCTCGCCCTCCAGCACCTCGGCCACACCACCGGCGAGGTGCGCGTCATGCACGGCCTCACCGACAAGCAGAAGCTCAAAATCGTCGTCGAAGACAACAAGGTTCAGAGCATGAGCTATGTTGACTACACGAAAATCGAAGACATCATCCGCGAAATCGGCGACCTCGACATCATCGGCTTTGGCACGGACTATCTCGACGCCATCATCAACGAGACCGTCAAGGACAACATGGGCGTAGACTTCTCCCAGCCTGCCGCCACGCCTCAGTCCAACGAGCATCAGGTAGCAGCCGTTCCCGAAGAGCGACGCGACGCCCAGGATGAAGAGCGCAACGACATCGAATCCGGCATGCAGCCCGCCCGAACTATGCGCTGCCCCCACTGCGGCAAGGAAATCACCCTCTAATATCACCCCGACATGAGCAAGAACAATAAAGACCTCTTCGCGCCTCTGCGCAATCTGCAATTCGTAGACCGAGACCTCGTCAAGCCGAATGACTACAACCCCAACAAGGTCTTGAAGAAGAACCTCGACTTGCTCACCGAGAGCATTCTCAACAACGGCTTCTGTTTTCCCATCGTGATCCGCCCCGATTACACCATCATTGACGGCTTCCACCGCTGGATGGTGTCGGGGCGCGAGCCGTTGAGAACAATGCTCGGTGGCAAGATACCCGTAGTCATCGTGGCCCACGAAAACGCTACCGACGATATGGCCGGCACGGTGACATTCAACCGCGCCCGTGGCACTCACTTGCTGGAGCCCATGGAGAACATCGTCAAGAAGCTGCTCGACGAGGGTCTCCAAGTTGACGAAATCAGCAAGAAGCTGGGCATGAGCCGTGAGGAAATCTTCCGTCTCTCCAAGATAGACCGCGAGACGTTCCTCAAACTCGTCACCCAGCGCGGCAGTCAGACATTCAGCAAAGCACAAGTAATAAGACAGGGATAATATGGCTTACATCAAAGACTTACAATGCAACGTTGTGGAAGCCGCCGAGCGTAGGGTGCTGGAGGCTTTCAACAACAACAAGACCGTCTCTATGAGCTTTTCGGGCGGCAAGGATAGCATCTGTATGGCCGACATCGTAGTCAAGACCATGCAGAAGTATCGTATATCGTTCTCACGACTCATGGTGACGTTCTTTGATGAAGAGGCCATCTATCCCGACGTGGAAAAGATAGTGCTGGAATGGCGCAGCAGGTTCATGGCCCTCGGAGCAAAATTCTATTGGTTCTGTCTCCCCATCAAGCACTACAACTGCTGCAACAAGCTGGCTAACGACGAGAGCTTCATCTGCTGGGAGCCGGGAAAGCAAGATGTGTGGGTACGCACTATGCCCAAGTTCGCCATCCGTAACCACACGGCTTTCAGACTGGGCATGACCTATCAGCAATTATGCGAGAAAATCTTCAAGGCCATACCTCAGATGGTCGGCCTCAGAATGGCCGAGTCATTGCAGCGCAGGTCCGCTATCAGCCACATGACCAAGTCAACGTTCATCTACCCCATCTACGACTGGCGAGACCAAGACATTTGGCTGTACGTCCAGCGTATGGGCTTGCAGATACCCATCACTTACATCTACCTCTACAAAGTGGGCGTGGCTCTGAATAAGCTCCGCATCTCGCAGTTCTTCTCGATTGACACCATCAAGAATCTGCCGAAGGTGCTGGAATTCTACCCCGACCTCTATCAGCGCATCCTCAGACGCGAGCCAAACGCGGACCTCGTGATGCTCTACCATGACACGGATATGTTCCGTTCCTCGAAGCAAGATCAGGCTTTCGACCAAGCGAAAGGAAAGGACTTCAAGAGGCTCTTCATCGACACCATGAAATTGGCCGCCGCCAATCCCGACGACTATCCGGGCTATGTCCTCTGCAAGAAGATATACGCCCGTGTCAATGAAGCGACCACCGAAAAGACCTATCAGAAGCTCTATCAGCTACTGATAGCCGGCGACCCCAAGAAACGTACCTATCGCGTGCTGGTCGGAGACCTCTATCGTGACACTCAAAACCGAGACAAGAAGCATGGCAAGTGAAAAATTTGAACAGACAATGAGCGAGAAGATAGCCAAAGAAAAGGCTGATCTTCTCGCGGCTCTTGCAGCCAATAGCGGCATCGTAGCGTCCGCTTGCAGGGCCGCAAATGTCTCCCGAATGACTTACTACCGCTACTACAATGATGACCCTGATTTCAAGGAAAAGGCCGATGACGTAAAAGAACTCCAAAAGGACTTCGCCGAAAGCCTCATCCTCAAAAAAATGAAAGAGGGCGACACGACCATGATAATCTTCTACGCCAAAACGCAGATGAAAGACCGTGGATATGTAGAGCGCCGAGAGCTGGTCGGCAAGGACGGTGAGGACCTCGTGCGCAAGCAGGAGGTTGACCTATCCAAGCTGACCGATGAACAGAGGGCGGCATTGCTGAGTATCGGGCTTGATGTTCTGAATAAGACGGAATGAGCCAGCGATTAGATTATACGGCACTCGCTCTTCAAGTTGTCGCAGACCAATGCAGACGCAGTTTTTTCTTTTTCGTCCAGACCTTTTGGGACGTAATCATCAAGGAGACACCCGTCTTTAATTGGCACATCGCGTTCCTGTGTGAAGAGTTGCAGAAGCTCTCGGTCTCCATCGTAAACCGAGAGCAGAAGCCGTATGACCTAATCATCAACATTCCGCCTGGCACGACCAAGTCTACCATCGTGACAATCATGTTCCCCGTATGGCTGTGGACGCTCGATGCGACAATCCGCATCATCACCAATTCCTATTCGGGGGGCCTCTCGATTGAACACGCGACCAAGTCAAAGGACATCATTCAGTCCGACAAGTTCAAGATGCTCTTCCCCGAAATCCAAATCCGAAAGGACAAATCAGGCAAGCAGAACTACGAGAACACTCAGACCGGCTACCGCTACGCTACTTCGACGGGCGCCACCATCACGGGCTTTCACGCCCATGTGATAATCAACGATGACCCGCAGAACCCGAAACAGGCTGAGTCTGAGAGTATGCGCATCCAAGCAAACGAGCATACCAAAACACTGTCATCGCGTAAGGTTGACAAAGCCAATACGCCCGTGATAACCATCATGCAGCGTCTACACGAGGATGACGTTACGGGATATTTGCTCAAACGCAAGGGTGAGAACATCAGACATATCTGTCTGCCGGCAGAGGATTGTGACGATGTAAAGCCCGCAGAGCTCCGCGCAAACTACGTTGACGGGCTGCTCGACCCCCGACGCCTCAACCGCAACGTGCTTCAAGAAGCGATGATTGACCTCGGCTCACGAGCTTATGCCGGACAGTATATGCAGGTGCCCACCGCCGACGGCGGTAACATCATCAAAGAGACGTGGTTTCGCCATATCTCTTTTACTGATTTCAGAGCACTTCGCTACAAGGAGCCGATGCACTTCTTTCTCGACACGGCTTACGACTCGAAAAAGAAGGGCGACAACGACCCGTCGGGCATCATCGCGGCTTGCAAGATTGGGAATAACATCTACATCACTCACGCCAAGAAGGTATGGAAAACGTTCCCCGACCTGCTCAAATTCCTGCCGGAGTATCTATACGCCAATGACTACGACAGCGGCCAAAGCACTCTCCGTATAGAGCCGAAAGCCAACGGCAAATCAGTGTGCCAGCAGCTCGAAGCCTCTACTGACCTCAATGTTACCTATACTCCGTCACCCAGCGACCCCAAGGATGTGCGACTTCACGCCGTAGCTCCAAAGGTTGAATGTGGCCGCGTCTATCTCGTGGACGGCGAATGGAATGAGGAATTTATCGACGAGGTATGCGGCTTCCCGGCCAAGACACATGATGAGTACGTTGACCTGCTCGGCTATGCCATCAACTATTTCACCGACAACTCAGACGCCGATTTGGCTGACGATGTGGACGTGGACGATTTATTCGCAATTTAACACCAATGACACCATGAGCTTAATTCAGATGGCCACAAACTACCTCAATGCAGTAGTCGGCCGCAATCAAGAGTTCGACGAACTCATCAAAGCAAAGGACATCTCCCGTGTCAAGACGCTATTCACTTCATGCGAGGTTGAGACGGCAGAAGCTATGCGAGAGTATGATCCGGCGCTTCACGAAATCAACAACCGCAAGGATAAAATTCTCCGCAACAAGTTGGGCGAGCGTAAGGGCGTGATTAAACGCTGGAAACTTCCCCTAAACTATCCTCAGTACATCAACGAAATTTCCGTTGTGTTCATCTACGGCCGGCCCGTCAAGTGGACTGATACCAGCGAGGGCACAGAGCGAGCTTTCGCGGCCTACAAAAAGCTTCTCAAAGATACACGCTTCGACAGCAAAATCAGGCAGTGTAAACGTCTCGCAGGAGCCGAGACGCAATCAGCTATGCTATGGCGCGTGTTCCGCAACAAGGAGGGCAAGGCCGACTGCCAGATACGAGTTCTCGCCGCAAGCAAGGGCGACGAGATATACGCTCGCTGGGACATCTACGAAAACCTCGTCTCTTTCGCATGGGGCTATCACGTCAAGGAAGAGTCATCGAGGACGGTATATCACTTCGACATCTTCACGCCCGAAGTCATCTATCGCTGCAAGCAGACGCTCACCGGCTGGGAAGTCGTCGAAGAGGAAAACCTCATCGGCAAAATTCCCGTGATACTTTTCCAGCAGAAGAAAGAGTGGTCGGGCGTAGAGCCGCTTATCGAGCGTGAAGAGTACATCGGTTCTCGCACCGCAGACACCAACGACTACTTCTCAGACCCGCTGTTCCTCGTCCATGAGGACATCATCAAGAGTATGCCCGAAAAGGGCGACGAGAACAAGACGCTCCGCATCAAGGGTAACGCCGTAGATGATGTAAGAAAGTATGCCGGCTATCTGACATGGGACAGTGCCCCAGAAAGCAAGCAGAAGGAAATCGAGTGGTTGCAGAAGCACATCCTCTCAAAAACGTTCACGCCCAACATCGACTTCGACAACATGAAGAGCCTATCCAACGTGTCCGGCAAGGCTCTCCAGCAGATGATGTTGCTGGCAGACATCAAGGCCCAGCGTCACAAAGAGAAGCATGACGAGCTCCTCGATCGCACGGCGTCGCTCGGTCTCGCTATCATCGGCAACGTGCTGGACGTGTCACTCGCAGAAGAATGTTCGCGGGCCAGCATCGGCCACGAGTACCAGGAGCCATTCGGCGAGGACATCAAGGAAGCCATCGAAAACCTCTCAAAGGCAAGGGACGGCGAGCTGATGTCGGAAGAGAGCGCTATCGAACTCAATCCTCTCGTCAAGGACCCCAATCAGGAAATCAAGCGTCTCACAAAAGAGCGTGAGGAAGCCGCCAAGCGCCAGCGAGACATTTTCGGGGCTAATCAAAACCAAGATGATGTGTTCGGAGGCGCAAAGTGATGGCAAAGAAACAGAACACGACACCCCCGAAGCCCGATTGTAAGGACTGCAAGCACATGACCGAGCCGCACAGCAAGGCAAATGATGGGCACTGGATATTGTGCCGCTGCCCATTTCACAAGTGGAGTAAATTTATGACCGGCGACGGCTGTGATAAATTCGAGCGAAAGATATGAAAGCGATATTGAAGCGTACCGAGGTGGAACATAGCAACACCATCTCGGTACGCATCGAGTTCTTCGGACTCGCAGTCTACGAAAGCCAGCGGCGCGATGAACGCTCACCCGAAAAACGCCGTCGGCCCATCGGCTTTATTCAATTCCCAAGCGACGCCCCTACGGAAGTAGAGGATGATGATTATTTCCCCGACGAAGAGATTTAATATGGCAAAGAAGAAGATTGATTTCGACAAATACGCTGCCGGTCTGTTCACGCGCACTGAGCAATATGCAGACCGAGTGAGGCGGCATTACGCGACGGCCGTAGATGAATTGCTGAAATTGACCGCTGGGGGCGATTTGGGCGCCTCTGGTGCGTTTTCTTTTGGTGACAATACAAAGCTGTCAGAAAAGGCTAATTCAATCCTACGCGGCCTCTATTCGGCCGTCTACGGAGAGATACAAAACGGAGTGCAGGCCGAGTGGGAATACGCCAACCTCTCGTGCGATGCTTTGATTGAGTCAATCTTCGGCAAAGGTCTGAATGAGAGCAACCATTTCGCCCGCTGGTTCAGCCGCAACAAGGACGCGATGGATAGCTTTTTCAGACGCAAATCAGCATACGGCGGCCTCAATCTCTCGCAGAAGGTGTGGAAATATACGGGCGACCTCAAGACTGAGATGGAGTGCGCTCTGACGCTCTCACTCGGCCAAGGAGATTCGGTAGCCACCGTCTCGCGCCGCGTCCGTCAATATCTCCAAGAGCCGGACAAAATGTTCAGACGTTTTCGCGTCAAGACCGGCGAGAAGAAAATCTATGATGAAGAGGGTAACGTCATCGGCACTGAGCCGATATACGGCCGTCGCTGGAAACGCAAGGTTGTAGACCCTCAGACGGGCGCAGTGACATGGGAGAACTTCAACCCCCGAAACTATCATCCCGGACGCGGTGTCTATCGTTCCAGCTACAAGAACGCGATGCGTCTGACGCGCACCGAGACCAACATGGCTTACCGCACGGCAGAACAGGACCGCTGGCAGCGCATGGACTTTGTTGTGGGCTACGAAATTAAGCTCTCGAACAATCACCCCATGCCTGACATCTGCAACGACTTAAAGGGCAAGTACCCGAAGGACTTTGTTTTTAAGGGCTGGCATCCTCAGTGTCGTTGCTACGTTGTGCCGATATTGGCATCGCAGGAAGAGTTCGTCAAGATGGAGAAAGCCATTCTCGACGGCAAAGAGCCGCCCTCTCCGTCCGGTATCATCCGCAAGCCGCCGAAAGGATTGCGTGACTGGTGGCGTGAAAATCAAGAGCGTGTTGAGTCTGCAACGAGCATCCCGTATTGGGTGGCCGACAATCACGATTACATCTACACGGGCCGGAGCAAGACCGCGCGGGAAGAACTTCTCAGACGATGGGAAGAACGAGCCAAGAAAAATCAGAACATTCTCACCATGGCTCGTAACGTTTCCAAGGTCGCAAAGTATTATCCCGAAATCGACCTTACCAAGCTGGAGGAATATATCTCCGGCAAGCAGGTGGGTATGGCCGACCAAGAGGCACGCGCAGTCGCCCAGCTCGTACTCGCGGCCAAGAAAGACGAGCAGCTTCTCTCGCAGCTCATTCCCGATGTTCACGGCTGGAAAACTCAGTTCTCATCGGTCGAGCTTCATCAAGTCTACAACGCCGTGGAGAAGAAGCTGGCCGACATCTCCGGCAAGACGCTGGAAGAGCAGCTCAAACTTCTCTCGAAAGAGGCTACATACGTTGCTGATCCGAACTACCTCAAACCCCACAAGCTCTACCCGACATGGGAAGTGGCTCAGTCTGCATACGCCAAGCAGATTGCTCGCGTCCAAGATGAGATTGATTGGAAGGCCATCGGCGATGTTTTGGCCGAGGCAAAGACATTCAAGACCAAGAGCCAGCCATATCTCGACCTCGTAGGGCAATTAGAGGCCGCTATCGCCTCGAAAGACAAGGCCAACGCTAAATTTATCGTCTCCGATATGCAAGCGAAGCGAGAGGCGCTGAAAAAGGCCGCTGACGCTCGCGCGGCTAAGAGGTCAAAAGTCAGCGGTACAAGTCTCGGCAGAACCAAGCTCAGTGATGACGGCGTTGTTCGTGTCGGCGAAGCCATGGTGAAATCGAGAGACGCAGCATGGGACGATGACATTTTCGATGAACTCGAAGAGGCTGTCATGGTACGCGATGCGACGGCCATACGCGAAGCCATTAAGAAGCTCGGCATTGATATTGACGACTCGTATTGCAAATTCCGTAGAGATGCGGCCCGCTGGCATCTGACGGCTCGTGAAGCCGACGACTACTTCCACGAGAACGCGGTAGAATTTTGGAAGAAGGTCAATGATACAGAGAAGCAGGCACTCGATGGCTACACCGGCGGTTCAGCTTACATCACAGAGCCGCTTCGCGCAATCGACGGGCATTACTATCTCAACCCATACAGACACTCTGACGCTCAGATTGAGAAGCATATCAAAGCGATGACTAACGCGCTGGATAGGTCTGAGCTCAAAGATGATGTTTGGATTAAGCGAGACGATGCGAGCTGGCAAGTTGAATATGCTTTTGGCATCAAAGACCTCTCGGCTTTCAGAAGCAATCCGTCTGCCCTCGTCGGCCGTGTCGGTGTTGATGACAGCTTCATGAGTTGCGGATCATGCCGAGAAACCCGCTTCACCGCAACTTGCAGAAAGGATGTAATCTACAATCTCTACTGCCCAGCAGGCACGAAAGGGGCATACGCAGAGCCGTGGTCGGCTTGTGGTACATACGGCAAGGGCTGGGACGGTTTAGCGAAAGCCAATCCGTCGGGCCATGCTGAGAATGAAATCATACTCCAGCGCGGTGTTAAGATGCGAATAACAAAAGCCGAGTATGACGCGGCAAAAGACCAGTGGTATATTGACGTTGAAGTGCTCGAACAATTGCCGAGAGACTTTGAACTCGTTTCAACGCCATCGGGAACATACTGCAAGTTCAAATGACAAAAGGGAGACCTCACAACGGGGCCTCCCTTTTAACGCATACTGACTGATGAACGGCTATTTGTAGTATTTGAGATAGAATTGTTTGAACGCCTCCAAATCAATTCGTTCATCGTATTTCATGAGTCGGTTGAACAAGAACGCTTTGAGCGAGATGGGCTCACCATCTCTCATCTGAAACTCACCGAGACCATAGGCCACATATTCGCTGACGGCTTCCTCTATCATTTCAGTGTTGCCGGCAATCATTCGCTCGGCCCATGCTCTCTCAATTTTCCATAGGGTAGCTCGTTCCTCGTCTCTGAACTGGCAGACATCCTCGCCGTGGTAGTAGCGGCAGAACTTGATAGCATCTGACTTATCCATTGCTCTCTCTCTTTTCGGTTAATGCTTTGTAGAACTCGCCCACGTTCTGATCCATCAGTCCGGGCAGATAGGCAAACGCGATGTTGCTGATGACCTCCGGTACGGGCCATATCGCCTCGGCTATCGAGCCGACGATTGCGGCGATGGTGTCACTGTCTCCACCCCATGCGACGGCGTTCCTGATAGCGTCCTCGAAGCTGTGCGAGCCATCTACTATCTGAAACGCCAGCGGGACGGTGCCCATGCAGGTCTCGTCGAATACTCCGCGCGGAAACTTTTTGCTCATGCCGTCGGGATAATACAGAGAGCATACATTGTGAAGCACCTCGCGATACAGACCGCAGACCTTTGGCCCCGTTCTTAGCGCATAGATGGCGTGGGCGACGGCTTTAGCTCCTTTGACGCCCTCCGGATGGTTGTGCGTAGGCAGCGCGGTTTTCTCCGCTTCCTCCAGCACCTCATCGAGACTATCGAACCACCAGGCAACGGGCGATACGCGCATGGCTGCGCCGTTTCCGAAGCTGTTGTAGGGTTGTGGATCATCCGACCATATCCACTGCGAGAAACGGCCCCCATATCCTCCCTTAGGGTGAGGAAACAGACCGCACCATGAACGTAGGCTATCCCCGTAGTCCATGCCGTTTGCCAGCGCGTAGGCGATGGCGACCGTGCAGATTGTGTCGTCGGTGAACTGACACTCTTCTGTGAAGAGCTGGAAATCTTTGTTGTCGGTATTGTTGAACTCGAAGCGAGAGCCGACAATATCCCCGATGATAGCGCCTAACATTCCTCGTCCTCCTTTCTCGTGTTTGATGCAATCAGTTCACCCTGCCGGATGATACACTTGCTGTTGCTGAAAGGGCAGTCTTTAAGACTCCCGATATTGCGGAGCGTCTTGTATGAAAGCCCGATTTGCTCCGGCGTGAAACGCTGGAAGATGGCCGCTTTCGAGCCGAAGTAGAAATGCTTCTGTCCGTCTATGGGCTGGAGCATCTCAACGTGGATGATTTTTCTTATCTGTGCCATATTGTTTTTCGTTATGCAAAGGTAGGGCAAATTTTTGATATTTGCCCCATCTTTGCGGGTTTATTTACTGACCGTTGAAGCGCTTAATCGTGTGAGCAGAAGCGATTTCGTTGTATTGCTCATCTGACATCCCTAACGGACGCTCTACGAGCTGGTCGATAGTTCTACCAAGGTAATCGAAGAACACGTCCGTGACGGTCTGTTTGATGGGGCTGTTGTCATCGAGCAAGAGAGGGTTGTCCTCAGTCAGACGAACCTCGTAGTAGTCTTTGGCCTCGTTGAGAGAGATGATGACGACACCGGTGAATTGTGTGCCGTCAACCTCCAGCGCCAGCGAGGGCATCCCCCGATATTCCAGCACCCACTTCTTCGAGACTCCCCATGAGCCGACGACATTGATACCCTCGATGTGCAGCATGGTGTTCCATGCTTCGGCCGCGATGCGTGCGACCTCGTTGTACGGGCGTTTCATGCTTCGCCTCCTTTCTCGCACTCAGCCATGAGCGCGTCTGCGAGTATTCTTGCTCTCGTGACGACCTTTTGGACGTAGCCCTCTTCGGTCTCGTCGAGCATCCCTTTGGCGATGATTGTCTGAGCGAACTCCGATGCGAGTGCCAGCCGGACGGTCTTACGCCCCGGCGTGTTCTGACGGCAGTAGTTCTTGATGGCCGTCATGGTTTCCATTTCAATTTGTGTCATATCGTATTGCGTTGATGTGGGGAGGGTTGCCCCTCCCCGTGTGAAACTTATTTTTTGATTGTGATGCCCATCTTCTCTGCCAGCTCTTCGGGAGAGTGGTCTAAGGCTTCGTAGAGGCTGGTGTAGAACACTCCCGGCTCCAGCACCTTATTCTCGGCGAGATAGCTTCTGATAGCGTCGGGTGTCTCACCTTTCGGGCAGCTATGTCTCAGCGGTCGGCCGTAACCGCTATATCTGAACGTTGTCTCCGGCTGAGTCTCCAGCCAGCGAAAGCCCTGCCGACGGAAGAAAGATGGATGAAGCAGCAGGTAGGATATTTTGAGAGGATTGATGGGATGGCGATGGCTCTTGACTGTTACCATGCAGAGGGCCTTCTCGTTAGATGTGCAGAAAGCGTCGAGAATATCGAGCTGGACGCGATAGCCCTGCATCTCCAATTTGAGTATCAGACTCATCAGAACTCTGCCGGCTTTCACGAACTTGTCAGCATCCATGTATGCAGATTCACCGCCGTCGTAGAGGATTGTGACAATCTTTGACTTCTGCTGAATGTGCGTCGTGCCAATCATACTCTGAGGGATGCCGGCGATGGCATTAGGAACGTGAGGGGCATAACCGACAACCGAAGCGTGGGGGACGTGACGTGTCGCGTTGGTAGCGCGGCTAACTTTGAACGCTCCGGCTTTTTGCAGATCAGCAAGACCCTCACCATATCCGGATGCCATCAGAGCCTCAGACTCGGCATAGTTCTTTGTCATGGTAAACTCTTTGTCTTTGGTCTCGCTGGAGAGGCTGTCGCGCCCTGACCAAAAGTGGGTGTTGACGGGACGCTTTGCTATCGTGTTGATGAACTCCGAAACTCCGTTGAAGCGCTCAATGATGAAGATGCCCTTTTTCATTTTTTCAGCATTTTTTTGAGTTCGACCATATATTCGTTGTAGCTCCCGTCGGGCAGATTGTTAGCGACCAGCTTTGCATCGTCTGGGCCCATACCACGAAGCACTGCAAGCTGGATGGCTGTCTGCAAGTCGAACATTGATTTGAGCTTTACGAGGCGCTCAATGGCGCGATATGAGACCGTGAACTTAATATCGGCTTTTCTGATAGCGCGGCGGAAGTCGTGGATGAACTGAACAAGCGCTTTGTCACCGCCCGCGATGGCTCTCTCGATGTCGCGGTCGTAGCTGACCTCAATCAGAGCGAAGCGGTCGAGGCTGGAGGCGTCGAGCTGGAAGCGGCCCGTGTACTCCATGTCGGCGCCGGTGCCGTAGGTGTTGCCGGCAGCAACGATGCGGAAGTCTGGATGAGCGTCAATGCGGCCGACGGGGAAATCAAAATATCGGTTGGCGATGGCGGCGTTCAGTATCACCAGCACTTCGGGCGTCGAGGCGTCCATCTCGTCCAGCATGAACACGCCGCCCTGAGTGAACGCTTTGTAGAACTGCGTCTCCTGATATGTGCCGTTGGCATCAATGAAGCCCGTGATTTTATATTCCTGGGTGACGGCGTTTGAGAAGTAAAACTCCTTGCCGAGGGCTTCTGCAATCTGCTTGCAGAGAACGTTCTTACCACAGCCAGCGGGGCCGGTGAGGAATACGGGGATGTCAGCGGCGACCAGCTTCAATACCATCTCGAACTTATCGTGTGTCATGCCGACAACCGGCTTGGTCTCCTTCTCGGTCTTAACCTCAATGACCTTCGGGAGGATGCCGTACTTCTTAAAGATGAACTCGTCGAGCGCGGGAATTGCGTTCTCCAGCACGCTGTTTACAGACAGTTTGGCGACCGCTTCTGCAATCAGCGTGTCGAGCGTTGTCTGAGGAGTTGTCGGGACCGTAGCGGGCGCGGTAGCGGGCTTCTCGGCTTTGGGAGCAGAGGGCTTCTCAGTCTGAGCAGGCTTCCATGTCTTCTGAGCCTCATCCATGATCTGCTGGGCACGCTTGCGCTGGTCGTCAGTGAGAGACTTCTGCTTTGGCTTCGGATTGATGGGCTTGAAGCTGTTCTGAGGGTCGTAGAG